GGCGAACAGCAGTTCCGGCTTCTGGTAGGTCAGGTCATCGTCAACAAGAGGATCACGGTGCTGTGATGGAAGAGTCAGCTTTCGGCATTGTCCACAAGGGATTCAACAAGAACGAGAGTCGGCTCAAGGCTGTTGCTGACAAGACCAACGACCGTGGCTTCAGAGACGAAAAGTCGCGATTTGCCTTCTATCGGCACAACGCTGGTAGCTACGGGAAGATCACCGCTAAGTACAAGAACATGAACACTGCTGGCTTCAAGACTATTGACGATATGAAGCAGAAGGGCATCAGGGACAGCATCAACCTTGGTCGGAAGAGCAAGGAAGCCTCGAAGAGGGTTGCTGAGACTTACCGCAAAGAGAACCCGTCAAAGGGTATGAGGCGAGGTCTGTACTGGACCGACATGCATACGCCCGCGAAGCTGAAGACCATGCGGATGATCTCCAAGGGCATTCCTTCTGGTCTACCCAAGACCGCCAAGATCGGTGAGAAGCACGGAGGCTATGGCTTTCAGCGTCTCCTGGCCCACAATCGGGGGAAGCTACAGCTCAAGGGTGGAAAGACCCCGCGTGAGAACGCAAGGCGGATGCTGCATGAATACGAAGCTCCTCGAAAGAACAGGACACTTCCCTAATGGCTAATGTAGTTCGACTCAACAACGGTGGAGTCATCCAGGTCCGAACTGGTGTACTCCAGGGGATTGGTCCTATCGGTCCTCAAGGCGTCTCTGGTGCTACTGGTCCCCAGGGTGAACAGGGGCCACAGGGAGAGACCGGTCCTCCGGGAGCGATCACCCAGTATCTGAGCAAGGCCACAGTCTCTTCGTCTCAGGGTGTAGTCCCCGATGGAGACACGCTCGTGGGCTTCGGGAACGTGGTCTACGACGACCTCAACGCCTTCGCCTCCTCGACCAACATCAGCCTCACTGCAGGCTCTGACTACGTGATCAGTTGCTGGGTGAAGTTCGAGCTGGGGGCCAACGCAGGAGATGGCCTCCGTGGGCTGTGGCTGCAGTCCACCACAGGGCCTACCACGCTGATCCGGGTACAGGACAGCGCTGTGGTCGATGACGCCACCTACGCCTCGTTTACGTGGCCTCACAGGGCTACCAGCTCTGAGACCCTCAATGTCTACGCTCGCTCTGGTGACGACCTTCAGGTCAACATCACCGCAGGCGCGATCTCTCTTGTCCAGGTAGGCGCTGGGCCGAAGGGCGATCAGGGTGAACAAGGTCCCCAGGGTCCTGTTGGTCCCGCTGGTATCCAGGGTCCTGCTGGTCCTCCTGGATCTGCTGGTGGGTCTTACACGTCTTACGGTGATCTGTACTAGTGACGGAGAACTACGATCACACACAGTCCCCTCGTCTTGGGCAGCGAGTGTCCTATGAGGGGACTACTGTGCGTATGTTCACCGGGTCAGAGCTGCCTGAAGTCAGTGTCCCCGGTCAGATCATCTTTCGTACTGACACCAAGATCCTCCAGGTCTACAACGATGATGCTGGAGCTTGGGAAGACGTTGCTGGGGGAGTAGAGGGAACTCTCACCTATGTAGGAGAGATTGAGCCGCCTACTCCCCCAGCCAAGGAAGGCGATCAGTGGTACGACTCTGCCAATGGACACAGGCTGAGCATCCACGACGGCACTGAGTTCGTCCCGATCCTGCTGGGCGCAGACGCCATTGACCCTGCTGATCTCCCAGAGGGAAAGTCTGCTTACCAGGTAGCTGTGGACAACGGGTTCGTAGGCACCGAGGAAGAGTGGCTGGCATCTCTACAGGGTGATCAGGGTATTCAGGGGCCTGCGGGTGATGATGGCCAGAGCCTGTACACATGGGTGAAGTACGCAGATGACACTGTAGGTACGAACTTCTCCAACGATCCCACCGGTAGGACATACATCGGTGTCGCGGTCAACAAGACCACATCCATTGAATCTGGTGACTACACCCAGTACCAATGGTCGCTGATCAAGGGTGATCAGGGTGACCCCGGAGATCAAGGCCCGCAGGGTGATGCCGGTGTTGATGGTAATGATGGTCGAGGAATTTCTTCCACCCTGGTTGAGTATCGGGTAAGCACGAGTGGAACTACACCACCTACAGGTACCTGGAGTGCTAGTCCAGTAGCCACAGTTCCAGGTGAGTTTCTATGGACCCGGACCATTACTACGTTCACATCAGCGCCTTCACCGGTTACGTCCTACGCAGTGGCCGCACATGGTTCTACGGGTTCGCAGGGCATCAGTGTCACCGGGGTGTTCCCATACTGGGCTCAGGTGACCACAGGTAACACTCCTGCTGATCCCACTGGGACGACACCCTCTGCTCCCTGGCAGAGCACTGAGCCTGCTTATGTGGCGGGGACTGAGCTGTGGACGGCTGAGAAGGTCACTTACTCCAGCGGCTCCCCAACCTGGAGTACCAAGGTCAAGTCCTCTTCGTACTACGCAGCCACCTACGCGGTGGCCACTGCAGATGGGAAGATGCGGGTCTTCCAGGAGGCCGAAGATCCATCTGCGCTGCCAGTCAAGCGGCCAATCAGTAACCCGACGATGACGGCTGTGGACGATGGCGACCTGTGGTTGAACCAGACTGACGGTAATAAGCCTTATGTCTATGAGCATCCCACTGGTTGGATCGCAGCCCCGATTGGCCTGCTCGCGCTGGCCGAGACTGTCACTACTCCAGGCACGCTGCCTGATCACCTAGGTGGTTCCGATCTGGGTGGTACTGAGATCTCTGGTACGAACACGGATGAGGAAACTGGGATAACCACAGACCAGGGTCCGACAATCACTGCTGGTGTCTTCCGTACTACTGCGGAAGAGAACCAAGGGGTGATCATCGACAAGGCCGGTCTACGTGCCTATGGTCCCAGCGGTGGCTCCCCGTTCATGAACGTCGATCCTGCTGCTGGACTGGTGATCGTCGCTGGTGAGGGCACCTTCGACAAGCTGGTCACCACTGGTGATGTTCCTGCGGGGGAATCGGCTGCTGAGCTGGCTGGTCGTACGGACATCAAGACTGGTGGCGAGATCAACCTCAACGCAGGTGCTATCCCGCCCACCACTGCGCCCAAGCTGGACTACACCTACGACACCTTCCAGTTCACCAACGACGGGTACTGGGCTGAAAGACACGGCTGGGTCTACGACGGTTCGACCTACTACTACACCTGCCGTGATCCTGGCGGTGTTGGCGCGAGTATGCAGATCGAGCGGTGGAACGCATCCACCGGTACTAAGAGCCTGTCGGGGCCAGAGACTGTGGGCTTCACTCCCTACAACCTGGCCTACCGGGGAACGAGCCTGGTGGTGATCGGCCGCTACAACAGTTCGGCCTACTTCGTGCAGTCCTACAACACCACCACGCTGGCTCTGAACTACGAGTACCAGTGGAATCAGGTCTCAGGTACGGATGACCCAGCGGTAGCCATCGACTACAACGACACCGCTGGCAAGATCGTGATCGCCCAGTCCAACACAGTCGATACTCTTCGGTTCCGGCATTACACCTTCGCCAGTGGTGGATTGACTCTGGTCTCAACGAACGATCACCCCACCCCGTACAACATCAATCTCACTGGTCTGGTGCATCACCCTGCAGACCACAACTTCACCACTGGGCACGTTGGTTACACATTTTCGTCCAAGACCGGTGATTTCCGGACCATGGACGACACCACTCACGTTGAGGACGGCACTCGGAACTGGGAGACCGGGATGCCGAACAAAGTGGGCTTCCTGTGGGACAACGGTGCTGGGGTGTGGAAGTCCATCGACAAGAGCGGATTGATGCGGACCTACAGCACCCTCGACCGCTACGAGACCATCCAGAACACGGCCAACACCAGGCACATCGCTTCTACCTACTACCGGTCAGGCGTGCCCTGGGAGACTCCTAGGTCACCGGTATCCACGATCATCCCGCCCAAGCGGTCCAAGGTCACCGTAGAAGCTGCTGCGCTCCCGCTATCTCCTGGAGCTAACGATCCCAACCAGGTGATGATCTACGTAGGCAAGGGTTCTTCTTACCCTGGCGACACCAACATGATCCAGCAGCCTGCATTGGCTACTGGGGTGATCAAGGTCAACTACACCTCGTTCTTGACCACACCTGATGTCAATCCACCGGCTGCCAACAACTTTCCGGTCTCCGGTGTAGCCAAGATCGCTAGTGGCACCAAGCGCACCGGAGACACCGCTAAGCCAAAGTTCGAGGTCGATGGTGCTGGTGGTGGACGGTTCGACGGGTTGATCCCACCTGGGTTCATGGCTCCGTACGCCGGGAGTACGGCTCCGACAGGTTGGGCGCTGTGTACTGGCTCGTCTAATCCACTGAGCACTGCGCTTTACCCAGATCTATTCGCGACCATTGGTTACACCTACGGCGGCTCAGGCACCACGTTCTACCCGCCTGATACCCGAGACCGGACGTTGATGGGAGCCAGCGCGACCAAGACGCTGGGGTCTACTGGAGGCGCGGATACGGCCACCCTCGCTGCATCCAACCTGCCCGGTCACACGCACGGCGCGGGCACTCTGGGGACTACCACTACTGGCTCAGCCCACACTCACGACGTGCAGCGAGGTACTGCTGTGGGTAGCTCTAGCGGACGAGCTGCTGCCGGTAACACCACATCTATTGCCAACATGCCCAGCGAGACGACAGGCTCCACCCACACTCACGGTGTCAACGGGGATACTGGTACAGGCAATGGGTTGACCAATGATCCAGTGGACATCAAGCCCAAGTACCTCGCCGTGAACCACATCATCAAGCTCTAGGAGATCTCATGTCTTACCAGTCGATTGTGGAGATGGCTTCCTCCCAGTCTCTGATCGCTCGGATTGTGGCTGCCGCTGCGGCTGAAGGTCAGGATGAGCCGTTGAGTTGGGCTAACTCCAATATCTGGAAGCTCTGCTCGACCCCGGACTGGGATGACGCCTGGGACTACGCCAAGGGGGTTGCCAACATCAACAACAACCCAGACACCGGGGCTCGGAACGACGTGATCAACGACAACATGATCCTCAGTGCAGTACAAGCACTCAGGAACGCTCAGGCTGGCTAAGGCTGGGATGATGTAACTATGGCGCTTCCGGTCAGCAAGAACCTCACCATCTACAAGGGTGATACCTATCGGTTCTCCTTCCGTCTACGAGAGCGCACTTCTGACGGTGACCCTGGTGATTACGTGGATCTGGAGGGAGTCACCGCCAAGGCTGAGATTCGGGCTGAAGATGAGTCGCTGATCGCGGAGTTCGACACCACTATTGCTGACCAGTCTGATCCAGATAACACAGGCAAGGTTGAGCTGTACCTGAGTGCAGAGGTCACAGGCGAAACCAACTTCGGTAACGGTGTCTGGGACGCTCAGCTAACTTTCCCCAATGGAGATGTGCGGACCTACCTGAAGGGCAAGGTCACGGCGGTCAAGGAGATCACTCGTGCCTGACTACTTGGTAGAAGTTGAACAGGATTCGGCAGAACTCACCAGCGCCCCTGGTGAGGCTCTGGACATTCTGATCAGCTCAGATCCTGATGGTCAGATCATCTCCGATGACAGCGAAGTGATCGAGATTTTGGTCTCCACTCCTGAGCAGCTACTCACCAATGTGGTCACCGAGACCGTGGACGTTCTGATCACCACAGACAGCACCGGAGTGGTGGTCTCAGATGTTCAGGATGTAGAGGTTGTTGAGTTACTGGAGGACGGCCCCCAGGGTCCTCCAGGCCCTCCGGGTCCAGTGGGTTTCTACACCCACGTACAGACAAACCCGGCTGCGGAATGGCCCATCAACCACAATCTCGGAGCCCGAGCGATGCCTACACTGATCCTGGCTTCGAACCCCAGCGAACCAGTGTTCACCGATGTGGTGTTTGTAGACGAAAACAGTTTGCTCGTCCAGTGGACTCAGCCTGAGACCGGCTGGGCGTATATCTAGGAGATCCCATGCCAGTGAAGTTCAAGAAGGGTATTGATCTACAGAATCAGCGGGGGATCAATGCAGCAGACCCGACCGGTGCTACCGATGTTGCGAACAAGCAGTACGTGGACAACCTAGTCTCTGGTCTCTCCAACAAGCGCACGGCGCGGCTGGCTACCACTGCGAACGTGAACCTCGCCTCTGCGCTGGCCAACGGGCAGAGCCTGGATGGCAAGAGCATCGTCACTGGTGACCGGATCTTCGTGAAGAACCAGACCACCGCTTCGGAGAACGGGATCTACATCGCTCCTGCTTCGGGTGCGGCTACTCGTTCCACGGACTTTGATGCCGGATCAGAGATCCCTGGTGCCTTCATCATCGTCAACGAGGGCACGGTCAACGGCGACACCATGTGGTTGGAGACCACGGATGGTCCGATCACGGTCGGTTCTACCGCGCTGTCCTTCACCCCGATCACTATGGGTGTCACTTACACCGCTGACGGCAATGGTATTGAGCTGGGTGGTACCACGTTCACCATCGAGCTGGATGGCACCACCCTGACCAAGAGCGCTGCCGGTATCCGGATCGGTTCTGGAGCTGCTGGAGCTGGTCTGACGGAGGCCAGCGGCGTGCTGGCGGTCGGTCAGGGCACCGGTATGTCGGTGGCTGCGGACACGGTGGGTATCGATACCTCCGTAGTAGCCCGGAAGTTCGCTGCGGACTGTGTGGCTACCACCAACCCGCAGACCTTCACTCATGGTTTGGGCACAGACATCCAGGTAGAGGTCTGGGAGTCCACCGAGAAGGTGTTCCCGGATGTCACCAAGGCAGCCACCTCTGGTGGTCAGGTGACAGTTGACTGGGGTGGCGCTCCTACCTCGGCTCAGTACCGCGTGGTGGTCCTCGGCTGATGCCGAAGTTCAAGAAGGCCCTGCTTCTCCCTGAGCAGAGTGCTCCGGGTACTCCTGCCACCGGTCATGCAGCGCTGTACACCACAGACGGCACTGCTCTGCTGATGAAGGACGATTCCGGAAACGCGATCACCATTGGTCCTGGTGGTGGGGGTGGCGCTACTCCTTCGGTCAACAACGCTTCGTTGACTTCTCAGGGGCCAGGGTTCGCTGCCAGCACCTATCTCGCTGGGTCGAGCTGCGCGATCCCCAACGGCAAGCTGAAAGCTGGTACCAAGTATCGCTGTCGGATGTCGGTGACGAAGACGGCTGCTGGTGTCGCTACTCCGAGCATCGCCATCTTGATCGGTACCAACGGCAGCGCATTGGATACCCAGCGGGCCAGCGTTACCTTCCCAGCACAGACAGCAGTCACGGACAACGGTCTTATCGAGGTCTTCGCTACCTTCCGATCAGTTGGCTCAGGCACCAGCGCAGTACTGGTCATGGTCGGGGCGATGATGCATGACAAGGCATTCGGTAGCACTGCTTCTACCGGTCTTTCTGTGCTTGCTTGTCCTGTAGTTAACAGCGTTGGTTCTGGGTTCGACTCAACAGTGAATGGATCGTTTATCGGTCTTGTATTGAATGCTGGTGCCTCTGCGGCGTGGACGATCCAGATGGTAGAAGCCGAACTCAGCAACCTCGCCTAGTCTGGGATGAGACGATGACGTAGAAGGAGGAGCTATGGCTACCACTACCCCGCTTCAGGGTCTTCCGATTCCGGAGGATGCAGACGACCCGAATATCCCTGCTGATATCACCGCGTTGGCCAACGCTATCGAGAAGCGGCTGGCTGGGGTTTATAACAGCGTTGCTGACCGAGATGCCAAGATCACTGCTCCCCAGGAAGGCCAGCTCGCCATCCTGAAGGATGTAAACAAGATCTACGTCTACTTCGACTCAGCGTGGACTCAGATCTACCCGGCTGCTGGTCCTCAGATCACTTCCGGTACGACTGCTCCGACCGGTGGCTCCAACGGCGATGTCTACTTCAGGTACTGATGACTCTCTATTACAACAACAACGGCACCTGGGAGACGGTGAATAGACCCTTCGTGAAGGTCGGAGGGGTACACAAGCCTGTCACCGACGCCTATGTGAAGGTCTCAGGAAGCTGGGAACACGCCTACGAGCACGACACCACTCCCTCGTCTCCTCCCGAGGTATCCCTCCAGCTCATCCAGAACCGGTACATCAAGGTTGGTATCAGGCTTCCCGGTGGAGCGAACGACACGGACTTGAAGAGGGTTCGTGTCCTGGTTTCCCGCAAGGAACAGCCGAAGACTCAGTTCGGTACTGGATTTCTCTACGAGCCTGACACTGACTGGAAGAACGAGCCGTGGAGCGACTGGTGGTACAACGACTCCAATCCGGCAAGTAATCAGAACCACCTAGATTCCTCAGACTTCGATTACAAGCAATACCCGGTCAATCCCACCGCCAACACCAACCTTCCCGGTGGCCAGTACTACTACTTCTCAGCCTGGACCGAAGACGAGAACGGCAACTGGTCGGTAGGTACCTTCTCCAAGATCTGGATGCCCAAGACCGAGACGGTGGGTCAGAAAGTCATCAAGAAGGAAGCCAACATCCAGGCGACTGCCGCTGGCTCCGCTGGGGTGGATGGTGCTAGTTACGACTCCGGGAAGCTGATCGTTCGGGAGTCTCCGCGTTCCGATGGGTTCTGGTTCTACGGGAACAAGATCGGGAGCTTGGTCGGAGAGCAGGGTCAACCTACGGTCACCAGTGCGAAGATCAGGATCACGCGAGAGAACGACACTGGTCAGCCTGCGGCGAACGTGCGCTTGTTCTGGCACGAAGAGCAGAGTGAGTCGGACATGCCGATGAACGACTCCCTGATGAACGACATCACGCTACTTGGAACGATCAACAAGGGTGAGTCGAAGTGGTTCGATGTCCCGGCCTCGTATCTGACTAAGTTCAACACCCAGCTCAAGGGGTTCGGTCTGGTCTATGGCATCCAGGCCAGCGACTACCTGGAAGTATCTGGTCTAGGCACCGATATGCGCTGCGGCGAAGTGAACATAGTCTGGGAAGAGGAACTGTGAATGGAGACATTTCCCGTGTTCCTTCTTGGTCCGCTTGGCGGAATCGGGTTCGGCTTGTGGATGTTCTGGATGATCGCCACCGGGAGACTGGTGACCCGACGCGAGGCCGATGCCATGCAAGCAACTATCGATTCTCAACGAAAGACGATCCACAGCCAGGGCGAACAGATGTCTCTCGTCATGAAGGAGACCGCCCCTACCTTGACCGAGTTCCTCGAAGATCTTCGTGCCGCTGTGGGTACGGAGACGGACATCGAGAAGAGGGACGTTTCATGAAGTGGCCTTGGGACAAGCGTGCGGAAGAGCGCGAGCAGGAGGCCCATGAGGCCCAAGAGAGCTTCATACGTGCTGAGGAAAATCGGGAACAGACTCAAGATCTTGCGAATCGCGCTCGGGTGCAGCGCGAGATGAATGGGTGGACCGAGAAGGTCCTAGAGATCTTCGGAGGTTAATGTGCCAAATTCTGGGTGGCTTACCGCGTACGAGTGGGCTCTGATCGTAGCGGTGGCGGGGCAGACGGTGTTCTTGGTGGTCTACGGGACTAGGCCATGGTGGAAGCATTACGTGGGCAAGGCTCTCTTCTTCAAGAGTCTTGCTCTGGGACTCGCGCTGTGGATCTCACTGGGGAACGTCGTGTACCCCGGCTATCCACATCAGATCGAGATCGCGGTGATCTCCATTTGGCTGGTGGCGATCACCATTGTCGGGCAGTGCATCGCCCTATTGCTGCAGGTCGGTCACGACCGTTACGAGAAGAAGCAATCTAGGCGGGAGAAGTTCGAACAGACTCAGTGAATGGATATGGTGCGGACACTGGTAGTAACCGCCTAGGAGGATAGATGGACTACCCCGCACCAAGTCCCAAGTACCTGGGGCCACCCGCTCATTGGTCTGAGGGTGCCAATAAGCCGATCCGTAGAGTTGTCATTCACTCTACGGTCTCTCCTTGTGAGCCCGGAGGAGCTGAGCAGATTGCTGCATATTTCCGTTCACAGTCTGCTGGAGGTAGTGCGCACTACGTGGTGGACCCGGAGAACACCGTTCAAGCCGCCTACGACTCTGTGATCTGCTGGCACGCCCCACCGAATCAGAACAGTCTAGGTATCGAGATGTGCGATACCCCCGGTCCTGTTCCCACAGCAGATGTGGGCAGCACTACGTGGAAGAAGCTCAAGGCGAGCTGGCGATGGACCAAGCCCAACCAGCAGAAGATGCTGAAGCGTACTGCTCGCCTCACGGCGAAGCTCTGTTTGGCTTACAACCTTCCGCCGTACTTTGTGACGGCTAAAGATCTCAAGCGCGGGGTACGGGGTGTTACCACTCACGCAGAAGTATCCAAAGCTTGGGGTCAAAGTACTCACTGGGACCCTGGGTTCTGGCCACGGACAGCGTTCATGCTGATGGTCCGGTCTGAGGTCAAGAGACTGAAGAGGAAGCACAATGCCTAACCACAAGAAGGTATCCGAAGGGGTAGCTCGTCCGGTGCGCACCGGCGTCCAGGGAGGCACCGGCCTCATCCTGGCCCAGTTCATTGACGCCTGGATCTACAACATGAACGACACGCAGTTCGGCACGCTCGTGGCCATATTGACGGTTGTACTCAGCGCAGCTCAGACCTTTGTCGAGGATTACACCGGCAAGGGCATCCTGCGCGCGATTCCACCGAAGGAGGTGCCTGTTGTGGATAGGGATGAACGTGGCGTCTGGCAAAGCAGCCCGATTGTTTGGGTGCTGGCAGTAGTCGGAATCGTACTGCTTGTGCTTTTGCTTGCTGGAGGACTCGACCTCGGTCGGTAAATAGACGTGGTGGGGAGGGAGATCCCCGTCTGCCCTCCCCATCACCTACACAGGAGAAGAATATGAGAAGCGTGCAGGTAGTGGGGCGGTTTGTAGATTCCGATGGGTTGCCGCTCAAGGGACGGGTCAAGTTCTCTCCCAGTCGGCTGTGGGTGACCGAGGAAGAAGTTGCGTGGGCGACTCTGCACGCTGATGAAGAGCTGGTCGAAGGTCGGTTCGCAGTCGAGCTGACTCCCACCCACGGACATGATGACTTTGCTTGGCACTACACGCTGGACTGTCCAGCAGGCCGATGGACCATTCGAGGTATCCCGGATACCAAAGACGTGATCTTTCTGGCCGACTTCCTTCCGGCTAGGTTTAGTAAGTGACGATTGCCCTTGAACGGGGACCGAAGAACGAGGAAGAGCTTTGGTACCTGACACAGGCTCTCTGGGGACACCGCATCCCCAGGACGAAGGTATGCCCGGACCACGATGCGCCCTTCGACGCATTCGCGACGGCGTACTTCAGCCGAGAGCCGCAGATCCTGATCCATGGCTCCCGTGGACTTGCAGGCAAGTCGAGAACCCTGAGCATCCTTGGTTTGACGAAGGCTGCAATTATGGGGGCCGATGTGAACATCCTGGGTGGCTCTCTGAACCAGTCGAACAACATCCACCAGACGATGCGAGACGCCTGGGATTCTGAACACGCTCCTCGGTACCTCGTACAAGACGACAGCATGACCCTGATCAAGCTGCGCAACGGTGCCAAGATCCGCCCTCTGACCGCTTCTCAGAAGACCGTCCGTGGTCCTCACCCTCCGTTCCTTCTCCTGGACGAGATCGATGAGATGGACCAGTTGATCCTGGACGCTGCTCTCGGTCAGCCCATGGAGCAGAAGAACTGGCGTGGTGAGTGGATCAAGCCCAACACCACCATGTCCTCCACCTGGCAGTACGCGGACAAGACCTTCGCGGAGATGTACCGGCGTCACCAGGAAGAGGAGATGCCGATCTTCACCTGGTGCTACCGGGAGACCTCCAACCCTGTGGATGGATGGCTACGCCCAGAGTTCATCGAGGAGAAGAAGCGGCAGATCCCTGCCGAGATGTGGAGAGTTGAGTATGAGCTTGGTGAGCCGTCTATCGGCAACCGTGCGTTCGATTCTGAGAAGGTCGAGGAGACATTCTCTTACCCAGCGCCGACCGAGGAGACGACTGTAAAGAAGGCCAAGGACTTCGAGCAGTACCGCTTCGAGGAGTACAAGATCGATCAGGACTACGTGATCGCGGCTGACTGGGCCAAGGAGCAGGACTTCACCGTGATCACGGTTTGGAAGTGTACGAGGCTTCCGATGGAGATGGTCTACTGCGTGAGGATGCGTCGGCGTCCCTACCCGGTGATGATCGAGTACTTCAACCGGATCATGCGGAAGTACAACGCCGAGGCGATCCACGATGGAACTGGTCTGGGCAACGTGGTCCAGGACTACCTGGACGTACGCGCACGAGGCTTCCTGATGACCGGTGCCAAGCGCGACAACATGCTTACGGAGTATGTGAACGCGGTGGAGAACGACAAGGTTCGGGCTCCTCGAATTGAGACCGTATACAAGGCACACCTGTACTGCTCGGTCGATGACCTCTACTCTCGGTCTAAGGAATTCCACCTTCCGGATGAGGTCTGTTCTGCTGCTCTCGCCTGGAATCTGGTGAGTAAACGAGCCATCGCTGTTGAGCCAGTGGTCCTCCCGAACAACCAGGACCCGAACTGGATGGCGAAGGAGATGGAGACGAACCGGAACAATGACCGGAAGTCGGAGTGGACCATCGGACAGGTCCATAAGAAATCAGACGAATTCGATGAATACTCGCTCATGGTCTGATCTGGAACATGTGATGGAGTGCGTAAGCTGCGGGCATATCTTTGATCCGATTTCTACCCGGTGGCTTTGCCCTGAGTGCAAAACGAAGAACTCCTGCTGTGAGGGAGCCCCTCAGTAGGCTGGCACCGAACAGGAGACTATAGGTATGACCACCACTCGTCCTGATCGGGATGTCACGTTCTACGACGACGTTCCTGAAGCCGGTGAGGTCCAGCAAGTCGATCCCATGATCGAGCTGGGCGTCACTGGTCTTAAGCGAGCCGGTGGCATTGTCGATGAGGAGTTTCTCCCTGCACTCCGGGGTCGGAAGGCCATCCAGGTCTTCAAGGAGATGTCGCAGAACGACTCCATCGTGGGTGCTCTGCTCTTCGCCATCGACAAGCTCGTACGCGAGATCGAATGGAAGGTAGTCCCCGCAGACCAGACCGATGAGTCTGTGAAGGCCCAGGAGTTCCTGGAGTCCTGTCTGGACGATATGTCCCACTCCTGGGATGACTTCATCGGTGAGGTTCTCTCCATGATCACCTACGGCTGGTCATGGCACGAGATTGTCTACAAGCGTCGGATCGGACCCTGGGAGAAGGACGGGTCGAAGCGATCCAAGCACGACGATGGACTGATCGGATGGCGGAAGATGCCCATCCGTTCTCAGGAGACCTGGCTCCGTTGGGTCTTCGATGACACTGGCGGGATCAAGGCTCTGGTCCAGCTCGCTCCTCCGCACTACAAGACCGCTGTTATCCCGATTGAGAAGAGCCTGCTCTTCCGTACCAACCTGTCCAAGGGCAACCCCGAAGGTATGTCCCTGCTCCGTACTGCCTATCGATCTTGGTACTTCAAGAAGCGCTTGGAGGAGTTCGAGGCTATCGGTATCGAGCGAGATCTGGCTGGTATGCCGGTGGCTCGGGTTCCTGCTGACTACTTGAACGCCCCCAAGGGTTCAAAGCAGCAGAAGACGGTCGAAGCCTTCAAGCGCATGGTTCGGGGTGTGCGACGGGATGAGAACGAAGGTTTGGTTCTCCCTGCTCAGTACGACCAGGAGACCAAGCAACCCCTCTTCGACTTTGAACTGATGAACTCCGGTGGCTCTCGCCAGTTCGACACCACGGGCATCATCCAGCGGTACGAGCAGCGGATTCTGATGTCTGTGCTGGCTGACTTCATTCTGGTCGGTCACGAGGGTGTCGGTTCCTACTCCATGCACACAGACAAGAGCGGCATCTTCCGGGCCGCTCTCAACGCCATCGTGAAGACCATCGCTGACACCTTGAACCGTCACGCTGTGCCTCGACTGTTCGAGGTCAATGGGTGGAAGATGGATGAGCTGCCCAAGTTCGAACCTACGAACGTTGACCCGCCTGACCTGCAGCAGCTCGCTGCGTTTATCTCCTCTACCGCTGGTGCCGGTATGCAGTGGTTCCCGGACCCGGAGCTGGAGAAGTTCGTCCGAGACATCGCTCGCCTGCCTGAGATGACCGACGAGACGGTCGAGTTCAAGCGCGAGATGCTGATGCAGGAGCAGGCGATGACCTACGCCGAGGGCCAGATGGGTCTGCTGGGGATGAAGCAGAAGGCTGAGATGACGGCTGAGGGTTACTCACCTGAACAGGCTCAGATGGCTTCCGAACTCCAGACTCCGGAGATGACTCATGCCCAGGGTCAGATGGAGATGGACAGTCAGGCTGCCCAGATGCAGCACCCGGCGTACCAGGCGCAGCGGGAAGAGGAGATGCAGTCTCAGCAGATGCAGGCTGAGATGAAGAACCAGCCCGCTCCTGAAGACCCGAACGAGGAGAAGCGCTTCCTCCGTGACAAGGAGAAGATGGCGCTTCAGGGCAAGGACGAAGACAATAGGTTCCGCAGGGAGAAGGAGAAGATGACCCTGCAGGACAAGGTTGACGAGAAGAAGCACAAGCGCCAGATGGAGCTGCTCCGTAGGCAGCCCCAGCAGAAGCCGAAGGGGAAGAAATGATCAACGATGGCCTCGATGACTGGATTGGTCGAAACTACGATGAGGACGAGGCCAAGAAGGTCCAGCCCCGATACGTGCGGAACGAGAAGGGTCAGTTCCTGAGCAATCGACCCGCTTCTCCCTTTGGTGTACCGAGGGATATAACCAATGCTGAGTTCGGGAAGCGTAAGAAGGACCCCACCCGAGACAACAAGAGCTTTGGTTCGGCTAAGAAGACTGCTGCCGTGGTCGGAGGTGGCGCTGCTCTCCTTCTTGGTCGTCAGCGTGCGAACGCAGTTGGGGCAAACGTGGGGATGCGAATGCTCAATCGTTCTAGCTGGTCTGCTGCTCGGGCTTCTAAGATGCCGCAGGGCAAGCTGCGTCGGGCTCGGTTCAAGTACTCAGGCAAGCTCCTCGACGCGGCGAACAAGGGTCCTGTGGGCAACCACGACGTTCGTGAGTGGACTGGCCGAGCTTTGGTTGGCGGTGCTGCTGGTAGTGCTGCTGGTGGTGCGGTGTACACAAGGCGCAAGTTGACTCCGCAGACCCCGCAGCCGAAGAGTCGTAGGAAGGTCACTGGCTGATGACGATCACCCCTATTCGGAAGTCCGAGAAGGCTCCGATCATCAAGTCGAGCGACCCCTACTTCAACCACGAGGCTGCTCAGAAGGCAGCCAATCTGGTCATGAAGATGGACCTGGAGGAAGCCAGGATCTTCACCACGATGGTGGTCGCGGATCTTCTGGACCAGGACATCATCAAGAACCGTCGTGCTCTCCAGGGGCATCTGAACAAGGTCTGCAAGCGTCAGATCGAACAGGTTCGGAAGGCTCTGGTTTCTACGGCTATCTCTAAGTCCGTGGACGCCGATCAGGTGTTCAAGTACGCCGAGGCTTTGGCACAGATCGAGAAGGCGTACCAGAACCCCTATCAGTCTGGTCGGTATCACTTCGAGGAGTCTGACTTCCGTCGTGACCCTCGTACTGGTCGGTTCCAGACCAAGGTCAATGTCAACCCCAAGGCCAAGCCGATGGGGAAGGGTCAGGCTGCTTCTCTGGGGATCAAGGTCGATGGCTCTAACTACAAGGGGCTGACTACTGAAGAGAAGAGCCAGTACCAGCAGGAGTACACCCAGATTGCGAACTTCCTGAACGCTGTTGCTGCCAGTGGATCTCTGGGAGACAGTGATTTCCGCCTGATGGTGGAGGACAAGCAGGGCCAGAAGTACTACAAGCAGTTCTCTGGTCGCCCCGTGCTGGATGTGAAGAACGAAAAGGTCATCGGGGTGGAGGCCAAGCCCAGCTTTGACACGCTCACTGCTGGTGGTGCTGCCTTCGGTCTCGCTGGTGCTCTGGGTCGGAGCATGACGGCTGATCAGGCTCGTCACATCGACAACAGCATCCACGCCTTCGGTGGTCCTAATCAGTTTGCTGACACCTGGACCAAGGAGATCAACTCCAACTCCTCGAACGCCCGTTTGTACAACCGAGTGCAGGCTGGTTCTCAGTTCGTTGGACGGGTAGCGCCCAAGGGCTCGCACGCGCAGATCGCCGCCAAGTTCGGTGAGGTAATCGGTCAGCATGGACCCCAGGCTGAGAAGGTGCTGGGTCCGTCTGCTCGCAAGGCTGCTTACCGTTACCGGGGTGTCTCCAAGGAGCCTGACAAGGCTGCTGTCCACGGGTACGAGGCTCGTGTCCGTCAGGCCCAGAAGCAGTTCGATCCTTCTGCTCAGCGCAGGGAGCGTACGGCGATCACTCGTGCCATCAACGAGGAGCGGGTGAAGCGAGCTGAGGCTCACAACAAGAAGAACCCGAAGAAGCCGATCACGATGGAGGGAGTCACTCTCTCCACGCAGGAGCGTGCCCAGATCATCGCTCAGGTGCAGCAGGAGCACCGTGCAGGGCGTACGGGTAACGAGATGCCTCCGTACAACTCCGAGGCCCGTGGTGCCGGTCGTGAGTACCTTGTGGAGTACCTCCAGAACAAGGACCGGGCTCCGAGTAAGGATCTCTACGACCTTCAGCTCCACTCTGGCGTTACCCCTCCCTCCGAGGGGTTCATGATCGACAAGAACGGCAAGATCGTTCAGCAGGCCGTTGGCTACGGTGATGACCACTACCTGCCCTTCAACCTGAAGCAGGTTGGCAAGCTCCGGGGCGGTGAGTACATCCGGAGCCGTTCTGTCGGTGGACCTACCTCTGAGGACATCTACACCGGTCTGATGATGGGTGCCCAACAGATCACTGTGGTCTCTCGTTCTGGATACTTCACTGTGGAGTTCGCTGAGGACTTCAAGGGTGGTCGTCGGTACAACGACAAGGCCCTACGCATGACTCGGCGCTACGAGCAGCTTCTCGACGCTGTGCAGTCCGAGGAGGTTCCCCGGAACCAGCAGGTGTCTCCAGAGGTCCGCGCCTTCCTCCAGAAGGAAGTGGACAAGGAGTACTCCTGGGCTGACCGCCAGACCAAGCGTCAGGCACTGAAGGACGCGATCACGAATTACAAGGCCGAGCTGAGCATGACAAGTGAGGACGAGGCTGACTTCAACGACTTCTTCAGTTCACTGTCTGCTGACATGACGAAGGAGGAGGCGACGGCTCTTCGCGCCCGCATGTACAACGACTGGCAGGCTGACAACGAGTTCCAGTTCAAGCTCAACGGCAAGGGCTACGGAGACGCCCTGAAGGCTCTTCAGGAGCAGTTCCCGTACTACATCACGTCCTCCTACCGGCCCCGCAAGGAGTCTGGTCGGATCGAGACTGAGAAGGACAAGGGCTACGTCGAGCCCGGTCGCAACCGTCCTACGGCTGCTAAGGCTGGGTTCTACGGCACGAAGGGTGTCAACGAGGGGAAGAAGTTTACTGCTTCTCAGGCTGACTACCAGCGGGGTAAGTACTACGCGACCCAGCCCACAGAGATGGGTCAGACCCGTAGGCTCAACGGCAGTGCCGGTGACTCTCCTGGCACTGTTCAGGCCGGTGGCGGAACGCTCACACCGACTGGTGACAAGAGCGACGAGGTTCTTGAGAGGGCCATAGACAGCGCTCACCAGGATGCCTACGTCACCGAGGCGATGAAGATCAAGGAGTCTCTCGGTGATCTTCATCCTGACATCGTGGGCGTTCACAAGATCCTCAAGAAGAGCGACGATGACTTCAAGGCCGCTCTCAAGACCCCGGAGGGTCGTGCTCAGTTCGACAAGTTCATCCAGGAGTACGGATCTGAGCTTCAGTCCAAGCGAGGTCTGGACCTGGATAACTTCGCCATCGCTGCTGCCAGCGTGGACATGAAGAACTACAGCGACCTGGAATCCCGGAACTGGAGGAAGAAGCCCCTCAAGTTCACCAAGGCAGATGGTCCTGAGTTCGCTGGGTCTGCGAAGCAGGAGTTGATCGAACACGCGATCAAGAAGCGGTCACAGCAGTTCCACCCTGTGTCTGGTGATGTTCTCTACGGGGACATGTCTCCTTCTCAGATGGAGGATGAGCACGAGAAGCTCATGTTCCTGAAGACTGACCTGGACGCTCTCCAGAAGGCCGGAAAGAACTTCAAGCCTGTTCTGGATATCCGAGGTATCCCCGCGAAGGAGACCACGGGTCAGTTGATCCGGAGGGGTGACAAGGCAGTTCAGGAGCAGATCAAGGCTCTACACCAGGTTCGGTTCCTGAAGACCCGGCTCAAGGAAAAGCAGTCTGCCCAGACCAAGAACATCACCACCAAGAAGCAGACAGGGAGTACCTCTGGATCTACGGTGATGACTGGTCGTACGGCGCTCAAGCCGGGGGACAGGACTGACAAGACGACCCGTGCCGAGCTGGAGACTCTTCACAAGAAGATCTTCGAAGAGCGGACGTTGAAGGGTGCTTCTCCGGATTCGGAAGAGAATGACGTTGCAATGCAGGACATGGATATCGCCCTGCAGAACATCAAGGCTCTTCTCGATGACGAGAGCAAGGCGATCACTCCTGACATGATTGAAGGTCTCAAGGAGCAGTACAAGGAGTGGACAGGCAAGGAGTGGAATGAGTGAGTTCGGCTCCGCTTGAGTTCCAGAGATCACCACAGGTAGAGCTACGCACTCACTACACGCTCTCACCTGGTACTCGTCTTGCCCTGGCGGCTACCAACGCGGAGGCCGATCCTCGACTGGTCATCACCGAGGCACTGATGGCTGCTCGGGCTTCGGTCATCGTGGCTGCCAAGGAGGAACTCAAAGGCGCTGTCTTTGACGACGATTCCGTTCTCAGAAAGGCTCTGGATCTGGCTTGGCAGGTTGCGTTCCCTCGGTTCCAGCGGGCTACGGGACCGATGATCGCTCAGGCGTACTTCGATGCCTTCAATCAGGCAGAAGAGGGTCTGGTCCCTGCTCACATCGTCTACGCGCTGGCTGAAGACCACGCTCGACGGGTTGGTGAGTACTTTCACGAGACTTCCTCGGAAGCTCTGATCTCCGGGTTCAACACGTACGTGAATCGACGGGTACCTGCTCGTGCTGCCGCAGAACGAGTCCTCGATGCCTACGGGATGACTCCACGGCAGATCAGTGGCCTGACTTCGAACAAGCAGCTCGATGACAAGGTAGAGACCATCTCTCGTCGGTCTCTGAAGGCTCGGTTCAAGGAGTACGTGGGACGGTCGGTCAAGGAGCGGCTGAAGATCTTCGCCAAGCAAGAAGAGCACAATCTGTCTATGCAGGCACAACAGGTTGCTTGGATGTGGATGGTGGAGAACGGGAAGCTCCCAGAACGAGCCCAGAAGATGTGGCTGACGGCTGCAGACGAGAAGGTCTGCAGGCAGTGTGGCCCGATGCATCGGAAGAAGGTCAACGTCAAGGACCGGTTCAGGTTGCCCAACGGGAACGAGCTTTACGTTCCGGGCGCACATGTCAACTGTCGTTGTCAGGCCCGTCTGCACGTTCCGATCCTGGAGATCGCCAAGGCTGCTGACTGGGAAGAGAAGGAACACCCTCGGGGTGAAGGCGGTCGTTTCCGGAGCAAGCCTCGTCAGTACTCAGTGGCCGAACGTGGGATCGATAAGGACACCGAAGAACGTCTTCGGGAGATCCAACAGAGGGACGCTATTGCTGCAGCCAAGCTGGAGGAGCTGCGTCAGGCGCGGATAGAAGCGCGAAAGAAGAAGGAGCTGAAGCCACAGAGGTTGGAACCACTCACGTCTCATGCCTTGAAGCCGCTGCAGCCCCTGGGAACGCTGAAGCCCATCGAGGTCCAGGGTGGAGTAATTGGTGAAGAGAAGAAGCTCTCTGCTCCTCAGCTCACAGCTCCCGGCATCAAGCCTCATCAGCTACGAGCGGTGAAGGCTGCTGCGATCCAGGCTCACGAAGACCTGAAGGCCGCTGCTGCTCCTCCAATCGCTCCGGTGAGGCCATCTGAAGGCGCTCCCATCGGGGTCAGGAACGCCAAGCCTATTCTGGATAAGTCCGGTAACAGAATTCCTGTCTTCTTCCATGGCGACGGCGAGGAGATGGACGAGTACGACGCAGATAATCGTCGCGCTCACTTCGATGAAGAGAGAAACCCGAAGTGGGTGACCAACAGAGATATGGTCATCGGTGTTGCTTTGAACAACCTAGAGGACCAAGTTAAGCAGACCGCTCAAGACCTTATGGATGAGTATGCAGATCCAGGAGATTCTTCATACGCGAACATCCGGGACACCGAAACTGGTCAAATCTTCCAGGTCAGTCACGACGCCATGCGTCGGACAGTAGAGAATCTCGCCTGGGGTGAATTCATTGATCCTGACCCGAACGAGCCGATTCCTGGTTACTGGACCGAAGCTGACGGGATCACTCCGAACTACGAGCGGGAACCCTGGTCGTACCAAGAGTTGGCTGAACGACTCAATCTGGACCCTGAACAGTTTGTACAGACGATCTATTTCACCGACGAAGGTAACGACGGCGAGACTGATCAGCTAGAGGATGAGACCCGAAAGGGATACGAGACTTGGAAGCTGACGGGATCTCTGAGGATTTTGAAGGACATGGGTCCCCGAGAAGAGTTCTCAAACGCTCCGATCCGATGGGTACAACTTGGCGCTGATACCGATACCCAACAGTTCTGACGTGACGAGGCGAGGACGATAGACATATGAGCGACGAGACCCTCCGGGAGGTAGCCGACCTCCTCTTTGGCGGTGGTGGGGATGAGCTGATCTCAAAGCTCGCCCAAGACCCTGCCTCCAAAGATCGACGTAAGCGCGGGTTCACTGCTGGTCTCAGTGCTGTGGGTGCTGCCGCTGGCGCTGGTGGTCTGGCTCTGTCGGCCAAGGAGTTACACCACGGTGCCAAGACGGCCAAGAAGGCTGGTCTTAAGCCCATCGCCGGGGTGAAGCAGACGCTGCGTACCAAGAAGCTGGCTGCTGCTCTGCTCCCCCTGGAAGTCGCTGGTCTGGGTGGCGAGCTGATGGCTACCAAGATCCTTCACGGCGACACCAAGAAGCCGAAGAAGGAGTTCGCCAAGTCTGATCCCACTAGTTCGGATGTCCACATCCCTACGACCACTGGTCAGCTCAAGCTGAAGGTAGCTGAGAAGGCGTACAAGAAGGGCAAGCCCAAGGCCAAGGACATGTACCGGGTGATCTCTGGTACTCCCGAGGTCTCTACGGACGAGAAGAAGATCAAGATCTTCCGGAAGTCACTGAAGCCTGTCGATGTCACCTGGGAGGGTGAGTTCTCCAAGGTTGACGCTGACAAGCGGCAGGTCTTCGGTTGGGCCTCGATTGTGGAGATGAACGGTCAGCCAGTGGTCGATCTCCAGGGTGACTACATCGACCACGATGAGCTGGAGAAGAGCGCCTACGACTACGTGATCAAGTCCCGTAAGGGTGGCAACATGCACCTGCGGAATGGTGAAGAGCCGGTCCACGTCTCTGACATGATCGAGTCCTTCCTGGTCACTCCGGAGAAGAAGGAGAAGATGGGCCTGCCCGACGAGATGCCTACGGGCTGGTGGGTCGGGTACCAGATCAATGACGACGAAGCCTGGAATCTGGTCAAGAGCGGGAAGCGAACTGGGTTCTCCATCCATGGAAAGGGGCAGCGTGTACCAGCCATTATCTAGCGTTGTCCTCGTAGGTCTTGATGGCGTGGCAATTGGCGCAGAGCAGTTGGACGTCTGTACGGACCCCATCGGCTACGGCCTTGAACATTTTGATGCGGTCCAGGACGGAGCGCTCCTTGCCACCGCCACCGTTGACGTGATCGAACTGCAGAGCGCGAAGATCGCTGAAGCCACATGTCTGACACTTCCGACCAAGCTTGTCGAGCGCACGCTCTCGCTCCTCTGCGTGACGCTTGCGACGGGAGTCTCTTTGATACTTACGCAGTCGGTCTGGGTCCTGCTTGGCACGCCAGCGATCTACGCCGTCCTTGCGGCGCTTGTAGTGGCAGCTCTTTCCAACACGACGCTCCGGGAGGCGAGGTTCCTGGCCGCATTCAATACAGGGTTCTGTCATGGGCTGAAGTCTACAACCCAGCGAACCCCTTCGGTGATTTGATGAGTATCGAGCGATACGTAGCACCTGCAGCCAAGGCCACCAAGGCGGCTGGGAAAGCCAAGAAGAGTCCGAGTGGTG